ATCGGCCCTCGATGGGACGCCCTGCGGCGGGATCTGCTGGGGGTATGCCATCAGGCGGCTTTCTCTTGTTGGGGTTGCGGCGGCGGCCGGTTGAAGCGGCTTTCGTTCCACTGCTCGGCCGTGTAGGTGCAGATCACGCCGTCGTCATTGCGGCCGTAAAGCCGCGCAATCGGCGCGAACGAGTAGCCGAACGTATCGAGCTGGCGCAGCAGGCTGCGATTGTCTGCCCGCGCGCGCACGATCACCATCTGGCAGGCGCGGGTGGTGAAGGCGTAGTCGTAGAGCCGGAAGATGGTTTCACGTGAAAACCAGCGCGTGCCGGTGCGCCCGGCGATCGCGACCTCGGTGGTCCCGGCCTTCTGGTTCCAGAAATAGAACACGATGCCGGCCAAGGGCTCGTTATTGGCGTTCGTGATGCCGATCGCCTTGGCGTCGGAGGGGAAGCCGCGGTCGACGTGCGGGATCAGCTGCGCCACAAAGTGCGCCACCGCCCGGTCCTGCCCGTAGACGTACCGCAAGGTCATTTGCCGCCGTCTCCCCCGCCGCCGCCGCTACTCCCGCCGCCTTCGCCGGTTCCGGCCTCGCCGCTGCTGTCGCTGGCCGCATCAATCGCGGCGCCAAGCGCCGCACCGACCGCGGCGTTGGCGGCATCGGCAGACGAGAACCCGGTGCCGGTACCAAAGCCGCCGGGAGCCCCACCGAAGCCACCCGGGTCACTGGTGTAGCCCGCCATTGCGTCATTCACGGCCGCGTTCATGTCGGCGAGCGATCCCGTGATGTCGTTGGCGATCGCCAGGCCGCCGAAAGTGTCGTTCACGGAGGGGGCGGTGTTGGCGGCTTGATCGGCGAGATCAGACTGTGTCTCGAGTGCATCCACGACTTGCTGCGATGGGCTCGGCGCCTCCAGCGTTCCGATATTGTCAGGATCACCAGGATCGGGCTCGGGTAGCCCCTCCATTTGCTGCTGCGGCGCGGGCGCCTCTAGCGTGCTTGGTGGTGACATAAGGTCGCCAGGATCGATCAGGTCGCCGGGGTTGAGCTGCGTGGTCGGTAGTCCGAAGTCATTGACAGCCTCGGTTATGGAACTGTCGTATGAGGCCGGATCGGATGGGTCGACGATGTCCATCGGCTGAACAAACGGACTGCTTTGTGCGAACGCGGGCGCAGCAGGCGCGCCGCCCTGCGCCTGCGCCAGCAACGCCTGCACGATGGCGTTGCGCTGCGCCTCGGACATGCCGCCGAAGTTGGCTGAGCCCGGGAACGTCATTTGCCGCCGTCTCCGCCGGCGCCATCGCTGCCACCACCAAAGCCACCCGAGACGCCGGTACCGCCCTCGCCAGTGTTGGCGCCGCCCTCGCCGGTGCCGCCCGGCCCGCCCGAAATGCCGGTGCTCGAGCCCCCGACGCCGGGACCGCCAACGTCTGCGCCCATGCCGCCAGACGTGCCGTCGGCGGTCGCGCCGCCGAAGCCGCCGGAAATGCCCAGCCCGATGCCGACGCCGACGTCGGTCGCAACGTTGCCGGTGGTGGCCGGTGTGCCGGTCGCCGGCGTGCCGTAGCCGGGGCCCGTCACAGCAGGTCCGGTGACGGCAGGCCCGGTGACGGCAGGCCCGGTGACATCCGTCGAAGGCGAAGGCGTGCCCCAGCCTGGGCCAGTCACATCGTACCCTGCCATCACGTTGCCGCTGTTGGGATCACCAACAATATCACCCCACCCGGGGGTCACGTTGCCTGCCATGAAGCCAGCCAGTGGGCCGCCCCACAGACCGCCCGCAATCGGCCCGACATTCGCCGTGGCCGCGTCGATGTTGCTGTTGGCGAGCGGGCCGGTGACAGGGCCGGCAATGTCGTAACCCGGATCCGGCGAGAACGACACCGTCGTTGTCGGGTTCGACGTCGAGGCCGGCGAATAGCCGGTCGGGTCGGTGATGCCGGTCTGGGCGGCAAGCGCCCCTGATGTATAGCCAGAACTAGCCGGCGCGCTGCTGGTGTCACGACCCGCGGCGGCATTGTTCGCCGCATTGATCGCCGCTGCGGCACTCGTCGAGTCGCTGACATTCGCGGCCTCGGTGGCGCTGTAATCGGCCGGATCGGACGGGTCGGTCCAGTTGGTGTCGGGGGCGGGGAAGCTCGCGCCGCCCGGAGCGCTACTCTCGTTTAGCGCATCTTCGGAAAGACCCAGTGCCTGCGCCAGCAGGACGCGCGCGATCTGATCGCGCTGTCGCTGTGCCTCGTAGGTGTCAAGTGCCATCTCGCTCTCCTAGACGTTGACGCCGCCGGTTTCCTGCGTGGTGGCGATGGCGATCAGTTCGACGTCGGGCCGCGCCTGCTGGGCGACCTGTACCTGCACGATCGGCGCGTGGGCAAAGCCACTCATCCCGATCGACACCCACATGGTGTTGCGGATCGGGGCCCTGCCCGCGGCGGGCTGATCCCACTGTGCATAAGCGGCAAAGTCAGCAGGCGGCACCGGCACGATGTTGCCCGAACCCGGCGGACCCCACACACCCTCGTCCCAGACATCGAGCACGCCGGGGTCGAGCCCGGGCGGCGGGGGCGGCGGAATGGTGATGAGGTAGTCGACGGTGGCGGATAGCTGCGGCTGGAACGGCTCGGCAAATCGCGACATGAACACGGCGCGGGCCTGGTGCCACGTCACGCGCGCGGCGCCGGACTGAAACGTCTCCCAGCCGCCGACCAGGGTGGCCGTATAGGGCAGGCCGTCGTCGTAGCCGGTGCGGTCGGCCTGCATGATCAGGCCATTTTGCGTCCCGAAAAACATGTCCGCGCGCATGCGGATCAGACAGGTGACGTCCCAAGTGTAGATGCACCACGCGCCGGTCTCGTTGTTGGCGACAAGGCAGTGTTTCGTGCTCGGCGTTATGCCGCCGGGCGTGGCGACAAAGATGCCGCCGTACTCGTCCCAGCGCTTCATGGTCCATGGCCAATCGCGCTTGTCATTAACCTCGTCGCGCCAAAGCGGCTTGATGTTGTGGGTGAGCAGCGCCAGGCTGAGCTGGCCGCTGTCCTTCTGGATCGCCTGGCTGACCGGCACGATGCCGTCGACCGTGGCAATTAAGAGATCTCCGCCGAGCAGCATGTGGGCGTTCATCCCGAGCGGCGCGCCGATCTGGTAGCGGCCTTCCTGGCGCCAGTTGGCGGCGTCGCCGGGGTTCGAGCCAGTAAAGATCAGCAGCTCGCCTAAGTCGGTCACGAACACGCACTTGTCGTCAATGCCGTCGCCGGCATCGATCGACCACGATGCGCCGAACAAGAGCTTGCCGCCCTTGGTGGCGGCGCCGGCCAGATAGATCGGCTGCAGCACGCCGCCCACCGCATCGAGCGGCAAGTACCAGGCATTCATGCTGCTTTCCTGGATGAAGTAGAGCCGGTTGCGGTATTTCCAGGCGTAGGTGAGGCCGGTCCCCTGCGGAACGCCGGTCGGCAATTTGGCCGGGTCGTAAGTGATGTTGGCAATGCCGTCCCCCGCCGCGGCGATAACGCCACTGAGCAGGAAAAACGTTTCGCCATCGTGCGTGCGCAGCAGAAAATCGCCGGCGTCGTTGCCGACAATCATGTAATTGTCGCCGGCATTGTTGTTCATCTGCGCGGCGAAATAGTTGCCGCTGCCCTGGCCGTCCTTGATCATCGACGGCGTATTGGTGGTGACGTCGTAGAGTTTAGTAGCGTTGGCGGCGTACATCTTCTGCACGTTGCCGTCGCTGTATTCGAATGCGGAAATGACCGGCGTCGTCTCGGGCAGTTCGCACCAGCGCACGCAGCCGCCGCGCAGCTTGAGCCCCTTCATAGTGCTGGCCCAGTTGGTCTGCACGTTGGCGCCGCCGGGCTGCATGAAGGCGTCGTTCTCGGACTGGATAATGCCGCGGGTCGGGGCCGGAATATTGATCGAGCGCAGGCTCTGCGCGTACTGCTGCGGCACCGGCTGGCGGCGGAAGGCGGCGTAGGCACTCATGGAGGGCCGCCCCAATTAGGTCCGTAAGGATTTATTGGGACCGTGATGGTCTGGGTCGGTATTGCGACTTTCGCGTAGGACGATCCGCGCTGGCCGATGATGATCGGCGACGGCTTGTCGTGGCCCATCGCCGTCGCGATCGCGTCGGAGTAAGTGCCCATGTCCTCGGCGTAGGGGCTCCCCTTTTTCATTTTCCAGTCGTAAATCATGCCGAGCTTGAGCAGGCGCTGGTCGAGCCGGAACACGTCGGTGTCGGCCATGAATTCTTCGCCATAGCCGCCACTGGTCAACGCAATCGGGTTCCGGTCGAGGTAGATGAACCGCGCCGTGGTACTGGCGCTCATCGCCGGCCAGATATGGATCTGGCCGCCGTACATGGTCCACTCGCCCCAGGCGTCGTTCTCGCCCGCGGCGCGGCGCTGCACCCACTCGTCGGTATCGGAGAAAAAGCGCATCGGCTGCTGGGTGCTGGTCGAGAGCCAGACATTGCTGTTCAGCAGCATGCGCCGGTAGTTGGCGGGCAGGTTGAACGCGGTGGTGACGCCGTCGCCGATTAGCGTCATGGACACCCGCAACATGGTCCAGTCGCGCGTGTCGGCCGCAATGCGCTGCGCCATCTCGTTAGCGCAGGCGAGCATCTCGAACATGGTGCGGTTCGAGCCGAGCGCCGCGAAGACGGAGCTCGGCGCCGCGACGCCAACCACCGCGCAGACATCGCGCACCACCGTGAGCAGGCTCATCAGGCAGCCTTCGTTTTAACGATCCCCTGGGCCAGATGCTTAAGCGACTTGTGACTGAGCGAGCCGGTCGGCGGAATGCCGGTGTGCGCCGTGATGTACTCGCGCAGCTGCTCGATCGTCATGTCGTCGTAGTCCGCCTCGGCCGGCGGTTTGGGCTGCTCCGCGGCGCGCTCGGCCTTGATCTTGGCGTCCTCCTCGAGCACCGCATTGCGCGCGCGCAGCGCCTCGAGCTCGGCCGCCATTTGCAGGTTCGGTGCGCCGGCCTTGCTCTCGGCCAGGTATTCCTCGGCATTATTCTTGTACTCGCGTCCGCCCGGGCCGAGGTTCTTCAGTTCCTGGCCGTCAATCGCGGCGAGCTGCTCGATCGTGTAGACGTTCTGCGCGCGCAACTCGGCGCGGCGCGCCTCGGTGAGGAACGGCGCAAAGTCGAGCGGCGTGCCGCTCTTGGTCTGCGCGGCCTGCGCCTTAAACTGCTGGTACTGGTGCCGGAAGCGCTCGGCGTAGGTGATTTGTTTTTCCGCGCCCGAGTAGGGATCGATGATTTTCTGGGTCGAGAGCGCCGTGGCGGGGAAGGCTTTCCAGTCCTTGGCGCCGGGGAAGCGGATCTCGCACATCTCGACGTCGTCGTGGACCTCGCGTCCCTCGGCCCGGGACTTGTCTTCGTTTTTAAAAGACTGATGCCGAAACAGCACCACCGCAACATCGTCAGGCTCGCGCAAAGGCATGGTTCGTTTCTCCGAGGTTAGCAGGGCTGCGGCCGTCGCGTGTAGGAGGGCGTGCGACGGCCGCAGGTATGTCCCGGCGGAGGAAGGGGTTCGAAAACCCCCACCGGGGAACGGTTATGCCGCTGGGTTGGAGTCGTACAACCGCCAATTGAACAGCGGATTGGTCATGGTCAGTTCGCCCATCCAGCCGATGAATTGGGCGATGGCGTCCTTGTCGATCGGCATTTGGCCCTCGCCATCGAACACGCGATCGAAATTGCGATTGGGGTGGTACCTCAAACGCAGACTGTCGGTGTTGATGCCGAACGTCGTATTCGCCGGCATGTTGGAGCCGATGCCGCCATCGAGCACGATCTCGGCGCGTTTGCCGCCACCGATATATTCCAAAGCGCTAAACCCCAATTTCCCCATCGAGGTTTCGTTGGTCTGGCGCTGGATCGCGATCGTCGCCGCGTCGTAGGCGGCGTAGTGTTCCGGGCTCATGATCAACAGGTCGGCGTAGTCGCGGCCGCGCGAGCGGTCGGTCATGATCTTGTTGAGCATCGGGCGAATGGTGGTCGAGGTGATCTGGGTGCCGATCGTCGAGAGCGAGATCGAGCCGGCGCCGCCGGAGGCATCGTAAGTCGAGGTGCGCCAGATCGTGGCGGTGGCGCGGTCAAGGCCGCCGTAAACGCCCGACGTGGTGGTGATCGGGATCGCGGCGGCGAGGCCGGTGATCTGCTTACCTCCGTTTGCAGTTCCGTCAGAAAACAACCCTGCGTCCATGGTGTCCTCGAGCGATTTCTCGGCGGCCTCCATGTAATTGTCCATGACGTCCATCAGCTGGCTATCCCCTTGATTATTAAGGATTTCTTGCATGCTGAGGATGATCGGCACCACGACCATCTTCGGGTCGTAGTAGGCATCGTTGAACAAATCGATCGCCGGGTTGAGCAGCTGATCGTAACCGGAGTACCACTGCGCGACTTGTTTTCCGACTTGCAAGGTTTCGCGAATGCGCGGACCCGAATAGGTCTTCCAGAGCCCTTTCCGTCGCAGCACCGAGAGCAGCGCGTTGTTATTGGAGACAAGGTCCTGGTAGCTCGATGACCGCTCTTCGACGGCCATGCTGAAGATCTGCTGATAGGCAGCATTGGTTGTAATGTTGGGCATCGGCTCCTCCCCACTCGGGGGTCAGGGGTTACAGACCTACACGCTACGGTGATGCCGGAAGGCATGCTCGAGCGCGTCTTTGCGGGAGACCGGCTTGCCGGTACGCGCACCATTGGCGCCGTTGAGGCCACCACTGGGGGCGCCGGAAATACTCCGGTCGGGGGTCCGGGTCTGAGCCGGCGTCGTCTGGCGGGTCTGAGCCGCTGTCGTGCCGGGCCGCAACAACTCTGCGCGGCGGTAGGCTTCATCCAGCGAGAAACCCAATTGGATCTCGCGATGGATCAAGTCTCCCAGCTCATCGAAACGGGGTCGCTGGTCAGCGTACTGATCAACAGCGCCGCGGGTCGTCTGGAAGTGCTGCACATACTGCGCCCGCCGCATCTCGTTGACAAGGGCCTGCTGCTCGCGCCGCATCGCCTCGAGCTGCAGGCGCGTCGCCTGCGCCTCGTTGCGCTGGGCGATCAACTGCTGCTGCTCCGGGGTCTGGTTCAGCGCGTGCCAGCACAAATCCCGAAAGCCTAGCTTTTGCCCGTCCGGGGTCTGCAGATTGAGATTATGGGTAATGACCTCGAAGGCGCCGATTGGGTCGGAGCGCAACTTGTCCTCGATCGCCACGTGGTTGGCGAGCACTTTGTCGAGTGACGTGCCCTGCTCGTGCGCCATCTTCACGTAGGGCGCGATCGTCTGCACCAGGTCGTGGGCGCCCTTGTACTTGCGGAACGCCTGGTCGACCTCGCGGTACATCCGGTGTGCGTCGGCGCGTACCTCGTCCGGCACCTTGTCCCACGCGGCGGCGGCCCTTGGTGACATGCGCGGCAGCGGGTGGTGATGCGCCGGGGCTCCCGGCGGCGGACGATAGGGCTGCGGAGCAGCCGACGTGCCGGGTCGGGCCGTCGGCTGCCCCGCCTGCGCACCGACGTTCGGTTGGGCCTGCCCGTCGGGCGTAGTTTTTGGCGCAAAGCGACCCTTTTCGCGCGGCTGATCGATCTTCGCCGCCTGGTCGCCGGGGCGCTTTTTCAAGGTGAAATCGTCAGGGGTGTCCTCGGGCGGCGCGTTGTCGCCCTTCTTGGCCTCGCGCGGTGGCGCCACCGGGTGCTCGGTGCGGTGCTTGTTGAGGGCGCGCTGGATGCCCTCGCGGCGGGTCTCCGGCCGCGGCTTGTCCTCCGCGGGCGGCACTTGCGGCGGGACCGGGTTCGGTGTTCCAACCGGGTTCTGGTTGATTTGAACTTCGTTTCGCGGTGCAACAGGTGTCGGCGCAGCCGCGGGCGTCGACGCCGCAGGGGTGGCGGCGGGCGCAACAGTGACGTCAGACATACGTAGCAACTCCCGACCAGCGAACCCCTATTCGCCGCCGATACGGTCAGCCTGACCGCACACGATACCCTGCCCTGACCTTCTCCCTTGCGACCTTGAGCGCCTCGCGGCGCTGGTGCTTGATTTTTAAGTCAATACTGGCGCGCTGCTTGGGCGGCAACCTCTCGTTTCCCACCTCGGTGAGCCCGTGCGCGCGCCCGACCGCGCGGAAGGCGGCCTTAGAGGTGTAGTGGCGCCCGTCGACCTGCTCGGTCGCCGGCATCTCGTCCGAGATCACGTACGGCAACGGCAGATCGCTGCGAGCCGGCGGCAGTGTGTCCTTGACGAAGCGAAAGCGGTTGGGTGCGATCTCGGTGAGTTTCATGGGTCACACACAATGCACCGTGAAGGATCGGCACGGCAGCTGTGTCCCGCCCTTGACGCCCGTGTCGGTCGTCACGCATCGGTAGGTGCCGCCGCTCAAGTTCACATTTGCGTATGAAGACCCGCCACCAGCGGGCCACTGCGGGTTCGTGGTGCCGTGACAGGTGACAAGCACAAGCTCCGTGTCGGGCGCGTCAGACAGCAGCCCCGTTGCACCGTTCGTGGTGCTGCCCGGCACATAGTTTGGCAGCGTAAACGTCGCGTTATGCACACGCACCTTGATGCAGGCTGGAGCGATTGCCACGCCGCGCAGCGTGTCATTGTTCGGAGGCGTCGTTCCGCTCTGAGTGACGACAAGATTGCGGATGAGGCCACCGTCCGACACGTCGATGCCATCGATGTTCTTGTTGATGTCAACGACCTGACTGTTCGATGCGAAAATAGAGTTTGCGCCCTGCTGCGCTCCGTTGACCGTCAGCGTTATATTTTCCAGCAAAAAGTCGTTGCACGTATTCATTGCAAAAAATGTGTTGGTCCCGGTAACTCTGGTCATGGTGGAATTATCACAACGGAAGAATTCAATCCCGGACATCCATGTTGGCGACGTTACTGTAATATCGCGAAATGTTATTCCCGTGCTGTCGTTGCCCGACATGTGCCAAATCTCGACCCAGATACCGTCATTGAGGATGCATTCGATCCGCTCGGCGATTGAACCATTCGACGCGCCGTCGAAGGATATGGTCTTGTAGCAGTCGACGCCTTTGATGTCGGAGACAATGCCGTTGAACGACGTTGTGAGCTGCACGCCGTTGTTATAAATGACCTGCTGAGTTGTGTCTCCCGGATAGCTATAATTCATGTATCCATTCGCACGCGCGTTTCCTTCTATCCCGAAGTCATGAAACCACATGTTGTTGCATTGCGAGGAACCGAGCACTGAGGCTCCGCTGATCCCCTTCGGATAGAATATCGTCGTGGCGGTCTTGCTGGTGCCGTGAATGTTCCAACCGTGATGACCATGCGTTGCGCATTGCTCGGAGATTGCAAAGCGCCCACTCGGAAAGACGATCTCACTCCCATCAGCCACGCCGCTCCCCAACCCAAACACCGCTTGAATGATGCCTGTGTTGTCGAAGTAGACATTGGCATTCGTTGTCGGGTTTGTGGCCGCCGTCTGCAACGTCAGCGTCGTGCCCGCCTTTGCGGTGATCTTGGTTCGCAACGCGCGGGGAATAACCTTCTGGACGTAGTAACCACCGGCCGTGCCAACCTGATGCTGCCACGCAATGCCCGTTCCGTAGGTATCCCACCAGCGATACACGTCGCCGTTTGAGATGAGATAGGCGTAAGTGCCCGCAGGCTTGCTTGTATCCGCGAGCATCGCGGTCGAGTTGGCGTAAGAAACGTTCGGCCAAACACCTCCGACACCATCCATCGTGCCGCGCAAGCCCGCTCCCGGCTCGCCGCCAATCTCGATGATGATATAGTCATTGACGGCAAGGCCGCTCGCGTTTGCCACGGTGAGCGTGTTCAGCGCCCCGCCGCTGATCGTGCCGGTGGTCGCGAACGACGACACTGCGAGGTTGACGATGGTCATGTTGTAATTGTCACCAGCTCGGCGTTCGACAACCGCGTCGTCTTGAAGGCAATGCGCCGGATATAGCCAGGCCAAAGCTGATTAAACGACCCTTCGCCAAGCGATGGTCCGCTTATATTCCAATTGCCGCTCCACGAATTAGAAAGAGCAGCGCCGCCATTTAACGATGCCGATGCCGTGCTTCCGCTCCACGCAAGCGCGACCTTCGTATTCGCACCTAATGTGAATGAAGCTCCTGTGGGGGCGTTGACACCATCAAAATAAGATATATGCGGGGGTGGCCCCGGAGAATTAATATAGAAAAGTGGCCGGTTGCCATCGCCGGTTCTGGCGAAATCAACGAGGTATCCGCCAGATCCTGTGGCAGTGTTAAATTCGCCATAGCCCGTACCGGCTGCCGCCGCGATTGCGTTGAGGACCGTCAGGGCGGCACCCGTGAAAGCGTAATTTTCCGCCAGCGTAACCGACAGGCCGTTGGCGCTGAGCGAATGCGACGTGCTCGTCGTGAGCAGCGTACTGAGCGCGACGACGGCCGTGCCGTTCCAGTAGCGGTTGTTGACGAAGTCCATGTCGATGTCGAAGCCGGTAAGCACCCACGCGGGCGTGCTCGGGGCCGCGAGCGTCACGCTCTCGGTGTTTGACCAGTCGCTGGTCAGCGCGTCGGGCCGCTCGGTGCGGGCGCGGAAGTACCACGTGCCGTCGGCCAGCGCGCCGGTCACGAGGCTGAGCGTGTTGGCGGCGTCCTCCCCGGCGTCGACGGTGTTGGTCACCGCGGACGCGCCGGTGAAGTCTGAAGCCGTGCCATACTGCAGCCGCACCGTGTCGCCCAGCGCCAGGTCGCCGGTCAGCGTGAAGTCGGGCGTGTTGTCGGTCGGCCCCGATGTCAGCAGCAATACCGGCGCGACCGGCGCCGCCGCGGTCACATCGAGCACCACGATGGTGAAGTTGGTCGCGCTGACCGCGGGCGCGACGCCGCTAACGCTGACCGTGATGCCGTGCGTCGCCGCGGTCTCGTAGTCGATGGTCGCCGCCGCCACCTGCAGCGAGTTACCAACGATCTTGAAGCGTCCGCCTGCCGTGCCGGTCAGCGTGTAGGTCGGCGTGCCGGTGGTGCCCGACATGCTCAGCGTGCCGACGACCGTGTTGACGGCAGAATTCTCGAATACGGTGTAGTTGCTCAGCACGATGCTTGGCCCGAACGTGACGCCGACAACCGGCAGGCCACCGCTGGCGACCTGCGTGATGGCAATGCCGTAGCCGTTGGTCGCCACCTCCATCGGCGTGCCGTAGCCACTGGTCGCCACGGTCACGGGCATCCCGCCCGACGCTTTGATGACGACTGGTATTCCCATCCCCATTCTCCCGAATAAGCGGGGAGCAGCGGGACTCGAACCCACCGGCTCCCCTGACGAGGGTGTTGCGCGCCGCGGAACGCCTGTTTCCCGTTCGAGCGGGGGCAGTCCCTAGGGCATCAGTTACGTGTTACGCGCCTCACAACCACCAAGGCCATGCCCGGCTCGAGGTGGCGTCTGCCTCGTTTCTCTATCGCTTGCCTTTGCTCTTGTCCTTCTTCTGCCGCTTGCCGCGCGGCTCGGCCTTCTTCGGCTTGCGCTCGGCCTTGCTGCTCGAGCGCGTGCCCGCCGGGGCGACGAACTCGAAGGTGAGCACGTCGCTAAGATCCTCGCCGCGCGCCACCTCGACGTCGACTACGCCCGGCTCGGCCGCCACCGGGACAGAGGCGGTCAGCGTGGTCGAATTGACCAGCGTGGTCGCCATGTCCTCGTCATCGACCATCACCACGCAGTTCGGCCCAAAGCCTGAGCCGGTGACCGTCAGCACCAGATCCTCCGGGCTGCCGACCGTGGCCGTGTCGGGACTGATGTCGGTGAGCACTAGCGGCGGCAGCTCGGCCCCCTCTGGAGGCTGGTTCGGCCCCGTCTCCATGCCCGGCAGCACATTGCTGCCCGGAGGCTCGTTGATGCTGGCCGAGCGCAACGGCTCGATCGGCGGCGCCTCGCCTTCCCGGGGTGCGGTCTTGCCCTTCGGCTGCTGACCCTCCTCGCCCTTGTCGTACTCGCTCACCGACGGCACCTTCTGGTGCTGTGGCCACTGCTCGGGCTGGTTCTCGGCCTTTGGGGGCGGCTCACCCTGCTGGCCCTGGTCCATCTGCAGCGTGTTGGGGTCGACGATCCATCCCTCGCGCGTCTTCGAGCTCGGGATGTCCGGATTGACGTTGTCGCGCGTCAGCTGCCCGAAGTGGTCGCTTGGATCTTCCGGCAGCGTCCGCTCGATGAAGTCGGGGCGCTGCTTCTCTTCCGCCATGCGCTCGACGAACCCGGGCTCGTCCTTCTCGTAAGCCAAGCGCTGGCGCGGCGTGGCGTCGTCGCGCAGCACCGCGCCGTCCGGGCGATCGGTGCCGCCGGGCGTCATCTTTCGCGACCGGCTCCGCTCCTCGTCGACCTCTTGCGAGCGCTGGTCGCGTTGCTTGCTGCGCTCGTGCTCCATCTCCTGCTCGCGCGCCTGTTGGGCGCGCTGCTTGTCGTTGCGGCCGTCGTCGTGCGTCCGGGGTGTGCTCATGTGAAGGTCCAGTTGAACGAGTTGCTGGGAGTGCCGCCGACACCATTGATGACCGTCACGGCACTGGTGCCGGCGGTCAGTTTCTTGGGTGCCCCGGCGACCGTCAACGATGTCGCCGACACGTAGTTCGTATTCTGCCTGACGCCGTCGACATAGACCGTTGCGGCGCGGGTAAAGCCCGTGCCGGTTACCGTCAGCGCCGTGGTGCCGACCCCCGACACGCCGCCCGCCGAGAGGCCGGTGATCACTGGCGCGGTGCCGGCCGACAGGTACGAGGCGTGGCTGGCATTCGGCGTCGACGTATAGGCACCGAACACGCTCACCTGCTGGGTCGGCGCGGTCGCGAGAGAGCCTGGCGATGTCACCACCACCTCGGTGCCGGCCGCCTCGTGCGCCACGGACGTGCTCGCCGGCACAGCGCCGTTGAAGTGCGCGTTGGGTGGCGTCACGCCGCCGGCGCCTGGGTAGCTGTTCTCGGTGCCGCCTGCGGTGGCCGCACTGCCACTGGCAAGTGCCGCGGTGTTGGTGGCGAAGGCGGTGAGCGACCCGGCCGCGCCGTCATCGAAGTAGGGCGGCGGATAGGTGTCGAAGTCGGTGTCCGGCGTGTAGTCGATGTAGGTGTTCTTGGTGTAGTTGGGCGGATTGGGCGGCGTCGCGCCGGTGCACGCCATGTTGGTGGGCGGCGTCGGGTTGGGCGGGGTCACGGTTAGTGCGCTTTGAGCCATGGTGGTCTCCTTGGGTTAGTAATTAGCCTGGTCGGCTAGATCGCCCAGCTTTGGGCGCACGGTGATACGCAACGGTTCGTCCTGTTCTTGCGCGGCAGCGATTTCAGCCAGCGTCATGCCCGAGGCCAGCGCGGCTGCGCCGCCGACCTTTTTGTAACGGCGTGCATAGTCGCCGAACGTGTTCAGCCACTTGTCGTCGACCAATTGCGATTGCGCCAACGGCTTGCCGAACAGTTCGGAAGGAACGCGGCCCGCGAAGTAATAATCAGGCCGCCCGGTGTACTTGCGCAGCGGCTTGCCGCTGGCTTGCGACATCAACCGTAGGCTCTCCATCACGTCCGGGAACATGATATCGGGCGGCGCGATGACGCCGAGACTGCCAACATTCTCACCAGCGATGCCGTGGCTGTAGGTGCCGTGCCCGGCGACAGGACGCACGCTCTTCGGGTCGACGCCGAAGATCGAGTAGCCGGACGATCCCATGGGTGCGTGCAGCAGTTCAGGATCTGTCGCGGCGTGACGCACCGCGGCGACATCCGGGAAGCCGAGATCCTGGAAACGGCGTGTGTCCATGGCCTGCGAGAACGTCGTACGCGGTCCGCGCGCCGCTGCCTGGAAGTAGTTTTGCAGCGTGTCGCGTTTGGCATTCACACCGGGAAAGTTTGGATCAGCCTCGCGCATGATCGCGTCGAAGTCGCTGCGTGCCGCCTTGCTGATGCCTTTAGTGTTCTTGAACACGTCGACCAGCGGCGACCAGACATGATGCGAGTAGTCACCGCCGGTGCCGGACAGCGCGGTCGGCGCCACCAGTGTCTCGTTACCTGTGCGCGCGCTGATCTCGTCGACACGATTAGCCAGTCCCTTCATCGGTCCAGGTTGCGACATCCAGACATCAGGCTTGTTTTCGATCACGTCGGCAAAGCGTCCGCCGCCACTCATCTTCACTCGCTCAGGTAGCTTGTAGTTCTCGATCTGCTCCAGGTACGTGTTTGGCACCGTGGTGTCGCTGATCGTCGGGTAAAGCCGCTTGCCCTTCAGCGCCTCGGCACTGACCACCTTGTTTTCCATCTCGGCACGTGGCGTGTGCACCGACGAATACTCGTTGATCGGCTTCGGTAGCTTCACCGCCGAGATGCCGTGCTTGAACAAATTGAGTTTACCCGCCTCAGCGGCATCCGGGTTCAAGATGCCGCCGAGTGCGAGCATACCGGCCCGCACCGCCGGCCGCGTCAACGGACCGCCGAACGGCAGCGTCGCGGCAGTGATGGCGACATCCAACGGCGTCTTGGGGATCAGCACGTCCGACATGACGCCCGCCGCCTTGTCGATCGTCTCTTGTGACGTCTCGGATGGACGGTTGCGGAACTGACGCTGGCGCAACGCCGCCGCCTCGAACGGATCGAGCGGCGCCGCGCCGAACCGCTCGCGGAACGTGTCCTTGAACCCTGCATCTGGGTCGTAGCCGTCGAGCTTGGCGAAGTCACCGAAGGCCATCAGTGCGCCCCCTGCGGCTGCATCATCAGCGCGACGATCGCGGCGCCGACGGCGATCGCGACCAGGACGAGCACTGTGGTGCGCTGGTTCATCGGTCGCCCTTACTCAGTTGCCGCTCGAAATCATCCCAGCGCTCCTCCACATCCTGGTAGTTCGGCTCACGCCCGTATTCACCCTTGAACCAGGCGACGAACTTCTGCTCCTGCTCATCGAGGAGCTTTATCCACCCCTTCTTTAGCCACGGCGGCTTGGTGTTGCGCTGGCTCATCGGTTCGCCCCGAAGGTAAACCACATGATCGCCAGCACCGCGATTACACCGATGATCACGATTGCGCCGGTCGCGTACTGGCGCTGCTCAGGGGTCATGGCGCGCCGCTCCCGGCCGAACCCGGCACGCCCATTACCATCTGCAGCAACTGCTTGAGCCTGTCTTCCTTGCCGGTACCGGCCGCCGCTGGTCCGGCAGCGGCACGATAACCCGTCTCGAAGCCGTACTGCGGGATCGGCGCGGCGATCGGTGGCGTCGGATTACCCGCCACCAGCGGCGCCCGTTGCGGCACCGGCGCCGGTGCGAACGGCGAGCCGAGCGGCTGGCCCCGTTGCTGCCGCAACAGCGCGTGGGTCAGCATATCGCGATCGGTGCTCTGCATCATGGCCGCTTCTCGCCGGTTATGGTGTCGATCCCGTCAACAAAGCGGTTCGGGTGGTTCGGGCCTTTGAACAGGCTCGGCCAATGCAACAGTTGATCGACCGGATCGCGCACGGTCGGGCGCGCACCTGCCGCCCACGCGGCACGGTAGTCGTAGTCTGGCGTGTTCAGATCCGGGGCCTCGCCATACTTCTGCATGTACTCGGCATACCAAGGCGTCGCGCGAATACCCGGCTCAAGCGGCGCGCCGCGCCGCTGCGCCAGAACAGCAGCAATTGCGTCCCGGCTATTCATCATGGCGGGAAGCCCTTCGCAGCCGTCTGCTGCGCCTTAAGTTGCTGCGTCGCGCGCTGATCGTTGGCGCGGGCACTGTCCGCCGCCTGCTTGGCCTGCAGCGCCGCCATCTTCATGCTCGCCTGCTGCGCGTCGTGCTGCTGCTTGGCCGCGGCTGCGATCATGTCCTGTTGATGGCTCTCGCGGTCATGCACCAGTTTCAGGTTGGCCTGCTGCGCCTTGCCGGCGTCGTCGCGCTGGCGCGCCTGCAACTCGGCCAGTTTGATCTTCTCGGCGCTCGCGATCTTGGCCTTCTCGTGCTGGTCGCGCATTTGCATTTCCTGCGCCTTGAGCTGCGCTTCGGCCGCGTTCTTCTCCTTGTTGGTCGCGTCCTTCATCTGTTCGATTTGCAGCGCGGTCTTGTTCTGCGCCGTGACCGGATCGTCGCCCTTCTGCTTGCCGTTCTCGGCCTTCATCAACTCGATCAACTGATCGATCGCGCCGGTGAGCGAACGCCCGGCGCGGAACGGCGCCGTCGCGAACTTGAGCAACTCGCCACAGAACTCCGCGCTCTCCGGCGTGGCGGTAACCATCTGGCCGATCTGCTGCAGCATCGGGGTCAGCACCTGGATGAACTCGCCGCGGCGCTCCTTCTCGCCGTTCTCGTCAATCATGATGGTCGAGTCGGTCTCGATGTCGAGACTGAACGACTTGGCGCGGTTGTCCTTGAGAAACCGGAATACCTGCTCGGTGTTCGGCTTGTTGACGATCGAATTAATCGCGTTCTGTCCGGCGTCGAGTGCGCGCTGCGCCTCCTGCTCGGTCTGCTGGATTTTCTCAGGCGGGATCTGCATGGCCTGGGCTTTTTGCAACGCCTGCTGGATCTGCTGGCGCTGCATCAGCATTTGCTGCTGGATGTCGCGGATTTGCTTTTCCTGCATTGCCTTGGTCGGCAATTGCGTCTGGCTCATCGCGATCATGGTCTCCTCGTCGAAGACTTCGGTAATGATCTCGCTGGTTATCCCGACCAGATCCTTGGCGATGCGCACAAGCTCTTGTTGCTTGTCGCGAATGCGCGTCGACCCGAATTGCGTCTTGAGCTGCTGCGCACCCAGCGTCTCGCGCGCATCCGTCGCGCCGCGCATGATGTCGGATAGCCCCGTGATTTGATAAATGTCATCAATCACCTGCTTTCGGATCGTCACCAGCTGAGTGATGGTGGTGGCGATCTCGGCGATCGGCAGCCAGATGATGGTCTCTTTCGAGCCGCCGAATGCCGCCCAGTTGCTGATCGGGACCATCACCACGCCGGGCGTATTCATCTTGATTGCGGTCTCGATCGCCTCGGCGAGCTCGCCGCCGCCCGCCGGGTAAAAACCTTTTGCGGTGAGTGCCTGCGACAGCGCGTGAATGCGCCCAGTAAGGTCGTTCACCTCGTCGAGCTGGTCGCGATACTGCAGCACCTCCGGCACCGGGATCAGCGAGCCTGGCTGCACCGTCGCATAGGCCGGCTTGGGACAGGGGAAGAAGCCCTCGAGCTGCAAGTGCGGCTCGTCCTCGTCGAGGATGTCCTCGACGCCCTGCGCCACCCACACCACGCGGCGCGTCTCCTTGTGCCAGATCTCCCAGAACTTGGCGCGCTCGCGATTGTCGGTGCCTCCGATCTGCTCGGCCTCGCGATCGACCTTGTACTCGGCCTCCTGGTAGGCGTAGCCGGAATACTTCCGAAAGCGATCGCGCGCCTGCTCGCGCGTCAAATAGCTCGCCGCCGCCACCCACGGCACCTCGCGCCAATTGCGCGCCAGGCCGTGCAGAAAGTCGCGCCGGTTCTTGTGGTCGACGCATACCTTTTCGTATTCGTAGTAGCTGTCCTTGTCGCCATCCTCGTAGCGCACCCAGGCAACGCCGCGGCCGTAGAGCACGACGTCGTCACGCACCAGCAGCATCAACTCGTTGATGCGCGCGATGTCGAACGAGACCACGCAGCAGCGCTCCATCAGCTCGGAGGCAGCCAGTTGCAGCGGGCGCTGGTCCTTGAACTTCGGCACCACCACCGGAACCGGCGCCTTGGCGTAAACGGAAGGTTTCAACACCTCCATGTTGGCCCAGAACATCTGGAACTCGCGGTCGCGGCTCATGCCGGCAAGCCGCTCGTTGTTGGCGTAGCGCTTGTCGATGTTGTCGCAGCGATCGTTCCAGTCCTCGAACGCCTTCTCGCTCTCCTCGAGCAGGTTGATCCACGCCTTCGCGGACTTCGGCTCGATCGAGGGGTTGTACTCGAGATCGTCGTGCCGGGTGTCGTCGTCGACGCGATCGGTGTCTTCGGCCATTAGAGCCTCATGCCTCGGCGGTCATCGCGCGGCGGTGGAATAGTGAAGCCGCGCGGCTTGGGCACCTCGATGATCCTGGCCGGCGGGCGGCGCCAGGCCAGCGACAGGTAACGGAAGCTATCTGCGGGGTCGGTGGTCCAGTCGTCGACATGGCTCTTCTTGAAAGCCTTCATCTCGTCATTCCACTCGCGCCGGTACTGCTCAAGAGCACTAACGCCGTTCAAATCGCCGATCGTGCAGCGCGGGTGAAAGACGCAGTAAGGCAGCGTGTGGCGCACCGCGTTGCGGCCGTCCTCGAGCGAGGCATCGGGCACCAGCTGCGGGTTGAGCCCGAGCGAGCGCATCGTCTCGACGCGCGTGCGCCCCGTGCCCATCTCCTTCACCTGCGCGTCGTGGGGCACCCAGTCGACGCCGTGGGTCCAGCCGCGCTCGGCGTAGACCTTCTCGATGTGGTCGCGATAGTGCTCGAAGCCGACGCCCGAGGCCATGTAGTGGTCGAGCACGTACAATTGTGCGCCCACCGTGCAGAAGAACCAGATGCTGGTGTTGTGACCTACCCCGAGATCCCAGCTGCGTGAGACTGGCGTGCCCTTCGGGGGCTCGATCTCGACGATGCGCTCCTCGTCGCGCACGCTGCGCATCTCGCCGGCGTAGAACGAGCCGAGCACCGCCGCGGCCCAGTCACAGAACAGCTCCTGGCGATAACTCGCCATACCTTGATCAGAACCGTAAAGCGCCTGCATCTCGCTGAGCGTCTCGGCCAGCGTCTCGTCGCTCAGCGTATCAGTGTCCTTGGCGGTTAATAGTTCGCAGAACCATGACGGGGTTTTAGCCGCATGATTAAACATATCGTAGGCGTGATTACGACCACGCGGGGTCGTAATAAATATCGCCCAGCCATCGTTCTCCTCGAGCATCGGCCGGGTATAACCCCAGACGCTGGGATTAGAGAGTGCATACTCGGAGAACACTAATCCCGCATAGCTCGAGCCGACCAGCGAGCTGTCGTAAGTGTCCGAGCCGAGCACCGCCCAGGTACTGCCGTTGATAAAACGGATCGACATCGTTGTGTCGTTGGTGCTCGCGCGCAGCTCGTGCGGGAACGCCTCGTCGATGCGCCGCTTGCCGCTGTGTGGATTGACCGCGGTCCAGATCGCCCTGCGCCCCTGCAAGAACTCGGGTAGCACGTGGCCGTAGTTGGCGACGCGCTCCATCGCCGCGATGCAGGTGTGGTGCAGACACACGTCATCCTTGCCGGCGCGTCGGTGCCACACCGCAACCGCGCGCTTGCCGCCGGCGCGTAAATATCGCCACAACGGCATTTGATGCACCCGCGGCGTCCAGCCATCGTGTGGCAGGTATGTCTTCATCGCTTCGGCGCTTTTGCCCCTTCTTCGATATGCCGAACGATTATCTCGATCGTCTGACCATCCTTGCCGGTTACTTCAGTGGTGCTCGCTGGTTTGCCCCAACCGCGATCGAGCAAAATCTTATTAGCCTCCAGGCGCACACCCTCGCTTTGCGCTTTCTCTGCGAGCCCCTCGATGCGTCTAACCGCACTTTCGGTATAAGCTCGCGCAAGTGATTTTAAATCGACATGCCGTTTTGGTTCAGTCACTTGACTGGAGGCAACCCCTCCCCTCCTCTTTCAGCCGCTCGATGTCAGCAAGCAGCTTACGCAGGCGCTGATCGATGGCGTGCAGTTCGTCGGCGATTTTGATGGCCAGCAGCGCCATGTCGGATAAGAGGTTGGCGCGCGTGCGTGCCGTCTCGTGGTCCGTGATCGGGACCACCCGCAAATGTGACATTGGCGTTGACGTCCCGCGACCCGGCGCAAGACCATGCGTCAATCAGTGCGAAATAGTCAAGCCGTAGGGGGTGTTAGGTGGTCGGCTACCACGGGTCGCGGGCGCCGCGGCACCTTCGGCAAGCGCCCCTGCTCCACCATCAGGCGCAGCAGGAACACGGTCGAGACCGGCACCTGCGCATCCCCATCCGCGTAACGATGCACGGTACGCTCGGAGATCCCGAGCCAGCGGCCCGCGGCCGCCTTGGAAAGCCCCAGGGCCTCGAGCACGCGCTCGAACTCCCGCGGCGACATAGCGCGATTGTCCTGATCCATCACGGGAATATGGCACCTGAAAAAATATTGTCAATCTGTCAGGATTGTTGTTGACACCCTGCCAAATTGGCAATACTACTGGTGTCGAGAACAACGGAGCACGAAAATGCAGATCATCAAACAGAAGCGCACTTACTGGCGGGTCGAGCCCGGCAGCACCGCACGGAACTACGCGACGCTGGAACTGACCGCCGCTTACAACGCCCACAACGAATGGCAACACGGCTGGCACGTTCGCCTGCGCAACTCGGCTGGCACCATCATCAGCCACTGCGGCGTGTACCCGACCAAGGATGCCGCAGCGACCGCTGCCACTGCCCTGCTGACCCGCTAACCCCAACCAACGGAGCAACCACCATGAATGCCACCCCCACCTTCCTGCGCGGCGAATGTGACTGTTGCGGCGAGGACAAGCCGCAGCTGTGGCGGGTCACATACCTCGAAATTGAAACCTTCGCCTGCGCGGACTGCTGCCAGGCCAACGACGACGCGGAGAACGACCGATGACCGAACATGCCGACATGACCACTCTGACCTACGGCAAACGCCCCAACCCGCGCGTCATCGAGGGCCGAGTGATCCGCAGCCTGCGCGACCTGCGTGACTTCGTCGACGCCTGCATCGACGCAGAGGGCAACCTCGCCCTCCACGTCCCGTACGACATGCGGCTCGTCCAAACGGATAACCGCTACGACCTCGAGGTTAAGCGCTGGTAGCCCCTAGTAATCCTCTGGGTTCGGGGCGTCATCCTTCTGGATGGCGCCCCGATGCCTTTGCATGATCACCAGCACCGCGTCGTAGATTGCCTCGACGGCAGCCAGTTTCGTCACCGCCTCGTCGCGGTCGCGCTGGTAGCGATCCATCTCCCCCAGCACCCGGGTATGCGCCAGATTGACCATATCGAGCTCGGCCCGCACCCCGCGCAGGTCAGTCTCGGCCTGCGCCAGCGCGCCACGCAGGGCCTCCCGCTCGCGTTCGGCCTCCTCGAGTGCCGCCAGCCCCGCCTCGACCCGCAGTGAGCGGCTCGGCGTTGGCTCTGGTACCGGCGTGGCCCTGCCATAGCGCTGCTCGGCCAGCGTCCGG